GGCCATAGGATTTCTCCTGCACGATTAGGTCCTACTGTCTGTGCAGCGTCAGCCGGGGCTGTCAGTAAGACCGGGTTTACCCGGATATCAGAGTGTAGAAGAGAAAGGGGAGGGCGTAAACCCTCCCCCTCTTGATTACGCCGCGCCGGGGCAGCCGAAGATGCCGCGAGGATCGGACCAACCGAAGCTGTAACGCTCGCGAGCCTTGTAACGGACGTTGCCCGTTTCAAAATCGCCTTCCAGAGAAGTCTTCATCGCAGCGCGATTGAAGTGCTTCAAGCCGTTCGGGGCGTCGGTCTTGATAAACCAAGCGTCCGGATCGGTGAGGAAGTGGTTGACACGATAGCCCTGAGGCAGGAGGCCCATGGACTTGATGGCGTTGATGTCGTTGTCGGCAGTGCCAACGCGGAGATCAGACACAAGGATACGCTCTGCGGTGAACTGAAGTGCCGAAGGCACAATCATCTTCAGGCCGCGAGTAGCGATCTTGAGGCCACGTTCGTCAATGAACGCTGCGATGTCGATGAGGGCCTGTTCCAACGAAGTTTCGTTGAGGTCCGCAGGAGTCGCGAGTTCGTTGGCGAAGTTGCCGCCGCCCGTGGTGGGGTGGTTAGTGGCGCAGAGTTCCACGCCGTCGCCGCCCTTGTAGGCGCTGTCGAACGCATTGTTCAGAACAGCCGCCGCCTTCACCTGCTTGGTGTTGGCCATCGAGCGAGCCAGCGCACGGGTGTAGCGAGCCGAGAGACGGTCGTAGAGGTTGTCCTCCACGGCTTCTTCGGTGATCGCGAAAGCCAGAGCGATGGTCTCATGGGTGTAGCGAGCCGTGAAGGCTTCACCAGCGTTGTCGTAAGCGATGGCAGAGCCTTCGCCCTTGACCGGTGCCTGACCGAAGCCATAGAGCATGACTTCTTCTTCGAACGCACGATCCGAGGATTCGGTGTCGAAGATTTCAGCGTGCTCGTTGTCGTAACGGTCATACTCCATGCCGAAGAGGGCATTGAGACCGGGCTCAAGTTCCTTGAGGAGCTGTGAACGAGTAATTGCCATGTGTCAGTCTCCTCAGATGCCCTGATTCGTACCGTTAGTCGAATAACGGTAGAAGTGGTTGTTGAGCATCACGATGGCCAGACGGCCCGCGACCAGCGGATCGTCGCTGCTCGGCTGATCCGAGAAACCAACGATACGGAGGTTGAGGACGTCAGAACCCGAACCCTCGTCAACCGTCGAAACAGCCAGCTCTGCCGTCGAGATACCCGACGTAGCATTGCCGCTGGTAGCGGTTGCGAAGTTTGCGTTTTCGTGGACGGCGTCTTGCGTGATCGCAGCATCGCAATTGATCAGGAAGAGCTGATCAGGATGCGAAGCGATTTCGCAGGTGGCGTAGCTGTTAGCCAAGACTGCGGCTGTACCGGGCCACTTCGGCGACCAAACTGGTTTGCCGTTGAGGTCGGTGTAGTTGCAGCCAAGAAAAACGCCCAGCAGTGGAACCGTACCACCAGCGGCTGCGCCGACGATGTTAACCAGACCTGTCGAGGTGGGGATCACCGGTGAACCTTGATAGATCACCGAAGAAGTACCCGCCTGATCAACTGTCTGGATCACATACGTCGAATTGCCGTTGGTGTTGGCACCAGCGCCGAGCATGTTGTACGGGCGAAGCCCGAACGCGGCATCAATGTTTGCCATTGCTCAGATCCTTGTTTCAGTTATTCGGCGTCTCGTGGACCACCGAAGGTGACTCTGCTTTGCCGGTCAGGTTTAATGATCGGCATGGAAGGGTGTTGTTCCCGCAGCAGGTCGTTGTCTACGGCTGTGAGCTGATCTCTTGTCTGCCCACGGTAGTACGCCTTGCGCTGCTGAACAATCTCGGTCGGAACACGCGCCAACACTAGGCCACCGACTGCAATCACTCCGGCATGTTTGCCGTCTTGAATGGAGGGGAGATCCCAGTCCGGGTATTCCTCAGCGCGAACCAGCTCAAAGCCTTCGCGAAGTCTTGCGGAAAGATTCTTCCGGTCATCGAAACCGTTGGTCTCCATACGGATCCAACGATGCGCGTACCCCGCAGGCGGGGGAGGGGCGTCCAAAGTGGACGGTGGTTTCCAAGCCTGTACGCGGGCAGTCTTGGTTTTAGCAGTTTCAGAACGGGGTGTGCGGTCCATGATCGGCTCCTTAACCCTGAAGTTTCTGGATCTGCCTAGCGTAGGATTCTAGGCTAACTCCAAGGCGGTTGGCAATAGCAACTTGTGAGGGGGTCAGGCGTACCTGTTTCTTACCGTCTGAACGCGCAGCGGGACGGGCAGATGCAACAGGAGATTGAGCCTGTGGCTTGGCTTGCTGGAACTTGTGCGGAAACTCAGAGCGAATCCGACGGTCCAACTCACCGTAGTAATCGTCGCTGGTGGGATCGAAGCCTTCGACCTCAACAAGCTTCTTGTGGAAGTTAAACGCTGCCAGCGTCATCACCTCATCAGCACCAAACCACTGATTGCGGTCTGCCCATGCCTGAGCCTTCGGGTCAGGACGGGTTTCTGGTTGAGGCGGGGTGTAGGCGGGTTCTGGGCGAGGAGGTGCTGCGGCTTCCTGCTCCTGACGAAGCTTCTGAACGCGCAGACGCTCGTTCTCAATCGCCAAGCTGGCAATCATCCGCTGGGCTTCGATCTGAGCCTCAACGTCGTTCATGTCGATGGCGGACTTGAGTTTGTCCTTGGCCAGAGTCTCCTGCACCTTCAGGCGGTTGTCGAACTCCTGAACAAGGTTCTTGTCCAGAGTGTCGGCCTTCGTCTTGTAGGTATCGACCTCTTGCTTGAGGCTCTTTGCAAAATCGAGAGCGGCCTGCTCGCGACGCTCGGCTTCCCGCAGACGGTAGGTCAGTTTGTCGATGCGCTTGCGGACCGACTCAGACTGCTGGTCAAGGTCGTCCTTCTCAGGATCGGACTTGACCTCAGCGGGCTTTTCTTCCGCTTTTGCTTCGACTTTCGGTTCTTCCTTGACCTCTGCCTCCGGGGCGGCGTCATCGACGATCACCTCAAGGGCCTCTTCTTTTTCCTGTTCTGCTGCCATGACTTGCTCCTAAGTGCGCTGCCTCAGACGTTCATGATATCGTCAGGATCAGCGATGGTTGCGATGACCTCGTCATCGTTGATGATGCGGACTTCCCCACCTTCAATACGAAAGCGGGCTCCGGCGTAGCGACCGAGGATGATCCAATCACCCTTCTTGCACCACGGTCCGTTCTGGAACTTGTTCTTGTCCGCATAACAGTCAGGGCCGACCGCCAGAACGTAAGCCACCACAGTGGCCAAGCTCATGCGCTCGACATACTCATCCGGCAGGTAAACGTCGCCCTTGGTCTTGGCCTTGCCCTTGTAGGGCAGAACAAGAATACGCCAGCCGGTAGGCTGGGGCAGACGTTCAAGGACTGATTGAGGGAGTTTCTCTGGGTCGAGAACGCGGTCCTCGGCCTTCACATAAGCCTTCGACAAATCGTCCGCCGGGGCTTCTTCCTTTTGCGCTTCCAGCTTCTTGGCCAGATGCTCAGGCAATATCAGGTTCGTCATCTTCGCGATGTTCCCGTTTTAGCAGAAGGCGGATTTCCTGTTCAACTTCGGACCAGACTTCAAGTCTGCCCCGGAGATGACGGTAAGCGGCGAAGTCGTTAACCGAGCCTTCTGTCATCGCTTCAACGACCACGGCCCGCCGCTCGCGGACAACCTTAAGTAGTTTGTCAACAAAGTAAAGATCAGACACGGAGTTGTCCTATAAAGAAAACCCTCCCTTGCGGGAGGGCTCTAGTTACCGAAGAACGAACTTGGTCGCACGGAGCTGGAGGCCAAAGCCGCGCGCAGTCTGCTCGCCCTTGGGGGCTGCCTCGATGCGGACGTCTTGGGTCTTGGCATAGGGGACCATGCCTTGGCCCTGAATATCGAGGCTTGTCTGAACGGTGGGAGTAGGTACCTTCATGCGGGGAGCGCCGCCACGAATAAACTTGGACATCTGTTTTCTCCTTAGGCTGTTCCGGAACCAGACGATCCGGACGACGTTGACCCTGTTGGATAGCTGACAGCCCCGAAGTCTGGAACCGGGGTGGATGCGGGCGCGCCAGTCGCGGCTGCCGCAGGGAGACCCACATATGGGGTGACGCCCGGCGTAACAGCGACGTTCTGAGTTGATACGAAATTGGCCAAATTAGACAAGGCAGAGGTGTTGAGAGCAAGGTTCTGCGTAGCGGAAGCAGCGGCCTGAGAAGCCGGTGTTCCAAAAGCATTGTTCATCTGATCCGCAAACGCCGGATTTGTGGCGTACAAGATATTGGCCATTTGAGTCACCGCATCGCTTTGCGGTGTTCCAGTTGACTGGAAGGGGCGAAGTGGTGATTCCGTCCCACCGCCGCCCGTATTGCTGACGCCTGCAACAAGATCTTCATTGGAAGACGGGCTGGTGGATGGCGTACCCGTGGGAGTCGATGTGTCTTGCCCAATTTCAGCATCAATGGAGGTGTAATCGGGGGCTGTTTGGTTTTGATAGGCGTCAAAGACATTCAAACTTGCGACGTCAATAGGCGCACCAAGGTCAACTGGTTGCCCGTACTGTGGAGACTGGGGCGGAGCAACGGGAAGGGACGCGACTTCAATCTCTGGACCCAGAGATGTCGGAACTCCGAACTGGCCGGGGCTGGTTCCGATCTGAACACCGGGGCCATAAGAG